ACATTTGCAAATAATTCCTTTAGCAGTGCAATCACAAATATTTCAAAACGATCAAGGCAATCTGCAGCTATTATTAACAATACTGTTTTCAGCGATCCGGCCGGGAGAAGGATAGCAAATCAAAAGCTTAAATCTAATATTCTTGACGGAGGGCAGCTCTATGGATAAAATAAAACTCAGAGGCGAAACCGAAGCAAACTGGATTCTTTATGATCCTATTCTTGCTGAGAGGGAAACTGTTCTCACTCTCAATGCTCAGGGTGTACCTACAGGCATAAAGGCCGGGGACGGTGTGCATAAGTGGAGTGAACTTGCTTATTTAGGGGGATTCTCGAACGCTGAGAGCGATCCTATTTTTACTGCATGGCTATCTGAATTTGTAGAGACATCACAAGTAAATGCTGACTGGAATGCAACAAGCGGCAAGGCGCTGATACTAAATAAACCTGTTATTCCTCCGGCAGGCGCTCAACCAGTCGGTAACGATGGAACATTGCAATTTAAGAGCGGAACAAACCTGGAAGCGGATAACGGACTGATTTGGGACAATTCGTTAAAAAGTTTGGGTGTTGGAGTTGGACACCCGTTCACCCCATTTGCAGCCTTACATGTTGGAAGCTCCGATTCTGGGAAGTCGGCATATATATCGGCAACAAGGGGAAGCGAAATATTACCGGCTTTAGTAGCTGGTAGCTGGGCAACTGGAAGTGGATGGTCGTTTCTCACAGGTCCTGAAAGAATTGTTAAAACAGCTGGCAGCAGCAGTGATTTGACGGCCAACACAGGTACAATAGCTGCAAAAAATCTTTACCTGGTAATATTGACTATTAATTCTACTGTTGCAAATGATACGATTAAGATAAATTTGGGGGGCCAGAATGCGTTTTTAAAATTACCGAATGGGCAATTAACCTTTATGATGTATATCAAAACGATCAGCACCACTAAGTTAAAGATTGTACCAAATAGCGTGTCTGCATTTACTATTTCGCTGGCCTCAGTAACACAACTTACGACTGGTGGACAACTAAGCACAGAAAAAGAAATCATCACAACAGCAATCGGCAGCCTATTTGGCACATCTGACCTTATTAAGCTGCAACAAAAAAATGTAATAATTGGAGATTTGCTGGCCAATCAGTTTGCGGGCGCTCTGCTAAGCCTGGGTGGTGCATTTTTTACAGAGTTTAATACCCTGGACGGGTTATGGGCAATTAAAACTACCGGAGATATCGGCTTAAGAAACCTGGTCGTTAGCGGCAGTTCTGAAATTGTTCGAGGTAACTATCGTTACGATTCGCAAAATTTTGGAGTTGATACGACGGGTGATTGGCGTACATATTCTGATGCCAACGGGTTTTATACTCAATATTGCACCGCTGGATCATCCACAAAAGGTGGCGGTACATGGGTTACCAAACAAACAATATTTGTTTAGTCAAATATTTTTTAACACTCAAATAGTCTTTTAGACAATTTTGTAATTAACTTTACATCAAATTAAAACAAGCAACATGATCGACTTGAATTTCACACTTATCATTGCCGGGATGGTAGTTGTAATACTGCTGGCAAATTCAGGAAATAACATTGGCTTGATCAAAAAAATGTTACATAAATGAGAAAGCTGTTTGTAATTATATTATTTGTTCCCCTGTTAAGCTTCACTCAAACATTCTGGGGAAAATATGAATATGTTGCAACGCTTCATGCTCACGATAATGACAATGGAGGTAGTGAGTTATACTGGACCATTACAGCCGGAAATGCAGATAAAACTTTCATCATTACCCCCTGCTCCGGCCAGCTCAAAGCAGATACAAATATTTACAGCTCATTCCAGCGATCAAAAACTATTTACCTGACTTGCCGGGCAACAGATCAGGGCGGTTTGTATTCTGTCCAGAAAGTAAAGGTCATTTTAACAAAAACCAATAACAGGCGAAATCCTGCCCAATGCTATGCTGTACAATGACACGAGTAATGTTAAAGACGTGATAGAAGCTCTTCCCAAAATTGAGCGATTTGTACGGTACTATGCCGGTACAAACTATTCATCCGACATCATGTCTGAAATCAAGGTCAAAGCATTAGAGTTGGGTTTTGAACAAAGAGGGGTAAAGATTGAAAGTTGGCTCATTGAAATTGCAAAAAACGTCTGCAAATGTCAATTTAAGAAGCAAAAAAGAAACCCGGTAGCAGAATATGTACCGGATGATATCGGTATCGAATTTCAGCCTTGCCTGCTTGAAGAAAAGGAAATGATTAGAATTATTAAATCACTACCTACAACTCAAAATAAAGTTCTTTTATTAACCATTGCCGGATACAAGTGCCGGGAAATAGCGAAGAAACTAAACCACAAACCAGAATCTGTTAAATCAAAATTGTGGATCGCAAGAAATACCCTTAAAAACAAACTGAAAGCCCAGGATGCTCAATTACTTGTCTGCTAATAACCTTGTATGCTCCCTGGGCTTTTTTAACTTGTAAGCTATGAAAACTGTCAAAATCCTGCTTAAAAGATTCAAGGCCGAAACCCCGGCCATCCTAAAAAAGACAAGAAATGCTTGTCTGGCCGTATCTGCCTTTTGCGCAAGCTTAACGGGTACGCTGATTGCTTCAGGGAAGTATGAAAAGCTGTCAACGATCTTAATGATAATTGGAGGTGTGACTACCGCACTGGCAGCTGGTATTGCAGTAGGGCTTCAATTATCGACTTCGGATACCGGTGTACAACAATTAAACTAAGTGTGTATGCCGCAGCGTGTTTTAATTATAGCCAACTGGTTTACAACTCACATTTGGAATGTTGTATGCGGGATTTTCTTTGCATTCATAAGTTACTTCGCTGAAATGAAAGGTGCTTTTCATGTGATGTTTGCCGCTTTCATGGTTGATCTGATTCTTGGCATAATGGCCTCTAAAATTGTGAGGAATGAAAAGTTTTCAATGCATAAGTTCTTTGTTGCCTGGTATAGGATGCTGATATCATATGCGCTGGTAATGCTGCTTTATGCAATGAATAAGGAAATGCACCAGGATACCGTAAGCATTGAAAATATTGTCAGTTGGACAATAACCGGATTCTTGATTTACAGTGCGGCAGAAAACGGATATGAATTGACCGGTGGCCGGATACTTCTGAACATAAAATCTATGATCAGGAATAAGGTTCAGGAAAATACGGGAATTGACCTCGATAAAGATTAGCCATGACAGCAAAAAACTATTATCCAAATCTGCCTGAATTACCGTACAAAAGAACGGTTGTTTCGATGGATGCAATCGTGAAATATGCGAATTCAAACCGGGCTTACAGCACTGAGGTTAAAAGAATGGCATACATGATGTTTCGCAATGAAAGCGCAAACGGCACAAAGGGAGTGAATAATAATTATGCCGGAATTCAGGCTGATTGCGGGGTGTGGTCTGGACTGAAGGGTGCTATAGGTACATGCGTTCGGGTTGATTCTGGAAATGCACTAAGAAGGTTCATTTGCTTTAAAGACGAAACCGGACATCAGGATACTTTTGACTTCCTGTGTTTTAAAATCAGGCAGCGCGGCATGTTTATCGGGGCCCCGGATGTTAATAACATAAATGGATTAGTAGCTATCTACCTTCAAAAGTGGGTAGGTAGAATAAATTATATTCCAACCACACAAGAACTGACCAACTGGACGAGTTTTTATAATTCTGCTAAAAAATACATTATATGAATGTTATGAATATCTTGAACAGACTTCCAAACAAAAAAGAAACGCTTGTGCTTACGGTCATTGTAATATTGGCCGCTTTACTACTATTTGTTTCGCAATGCTCTCGAACAAAACAGGAAGTCGCAACTAATAATGATCAAATCGCCCAAAATAGGATTGAAGCACTTCAAGACAACATTGCGCTTCTTGAAAAAAGGGAAATTGCCTATGTCGCTGCACAGGATAGTATGAGTAGAATCAACGCAGCTCTAAACAGGCTGATCGCTCAAAAGGATGCAAAGTACGCTCATATCGCCTCTATTGCAGCCGAAGAAAAAAACAGGGTCAGGGAATTACCAGATGACAGTGCAGCAGGCTTGTTCCTGGACCGGGCTGATTGTTCAGAATTTCCGGTACTGGCTTATGATTCAAATTACATTATTCCTATTGAGCCAATCAGGTTTTATAATTTAATGGCTGTTGATTTTGATGAGCTAAAAGCGATACATCATAATTTACAGGACCAATACTCAATCCGGGTGCTTCAAGTAAGAAACCTTAACGGAATTATTGATAAGCAGAGCCAGCGCATTGATAATTTGAGCGAAGCGATTAACGAAAAAGACGGCATAATAATTCAAAAGGACAAGCAGATAGTTAGCGGAAAGAAGTTGTTAAAGCAGCAAAAAATAAAAACATTCACAGCTGGGGCCGCTGGCATATTGCTTTGCGCTGCTGGTATTTTGTTGTAATTTTTAGCCCAATAGACTAATCGGATAATAAATGAGTTAATTTTGTATCAAAATAACACTTAAAGCTATGTCAGACAGCATTCAAATGATATCAGGGGCTTATGGAAATAGGCCTATTACATCAGGAGCAGGTGTAAAGACTTTCACGAAACCAGCATACGGTTGCAGGTTCACCGAAAATACAGTTATTACAGCATTCAAAGATGATGCAGGTAAAACAGTCGACATTGGTTGGGCTGGTGTATCGATAACTCCTGACGATGGACTGATTCTATTTGGGACACAGATAAAATCAATTACCGTTACTCAGGGCGGCAAAGGATGTTACTATTTGTGCGATTCAGACCTTTAATATTACCGTCATGTTAGATACATTAATTGGGGTATCTCCTTTCGCGCGCCTTGGGACAAATTTGAACTATCCGGTTTCTGCTATTGTGGAAGATAATCAACCGGATAAAGTGGTTGTTACATTTACAAATGCAGATACATCACTTTTGGCTTCGGATTTTACTATTGCAGGATTTACGGTTAGTTCCCTTGCAAGGGATGTAACTAATAAGATACTTACGTTAAGCCTATCAACTCAATTTGAATATGGTAGGGTTGCTACACTTGTGTTGAAGGGTAAATCCTATTCAATAACTAACAATGTCGAATATCTTACAGCCCTTAAAAACGCTGTTGTTGCCTCAAATATAGTATCATATTTCCCGATGAATGAAGTTTCGGGAACAACAATGGTTGATTCAGTTAACGCTCGTAATGGTGAATTTGTTGATGTAACGCTTAATCAAGCAGGTTTCATAAAGGGAAAATCAATACTGTTTCCTGGATTAGATTCAGCAGGTGATTTATATGCAGCCATAGCAGCCATGAATAAAAACGAGGGTGCTATAATTATTAACGTGAAGCACACACAAACACCTAATGTTTCAGTTTCGTATAGGGCAACTGATATAAACGACTGGCCTTCATTAAGCTATAACCCAACAGATAAGAAAATGTACTTCAATTCTGTTTATGGTGGTGTTGGAGCGTTGGCAGGATTTCACTATTATGGGAATACCGAATGGATGCAAATATGCATTACATGGTCTGTTAGTGCTAATACTGCAAAGGTTTTTGTCAATGGATTACCGGCTGATCCTATTCCAAGCGTTTCACTGGCTGGTAGATCATGGAGTGGAACATTAAGAAATGATCTTTGTGCAATAGGTAACGAAAGAAAATCGGGTTCACAAAACAAAGCGTCAAGAGGGTATTATTCACACGTTGCAGTTATTAATAAATATGTAACTGAAAGCGATTTGCGCAAAATATATCCTTACAATCAGGTAATATTTGCAGGCGACAGCAGGACAGAGGGCGAAATTTACCCCACAAAGGCAGTTGCCGATTCCCTTGTAGCATTCAGAAACAAGGCAGTTGCAGGAATATCAACTGCAACATCTATAACCGCAGCGGCAGTAAATGTCGATGCTTTTTATCGTGCTGATGTGAAAAACATATGTGTAATGTGGTGCGGTGTAAATGATGGCACAAGTGCAGCACAGACTTATGCAGATTTAAGAACATATTGTTTAGCCCGCAAGGCGGTTGGTTTTAAAACTATCATCTGTACTGAAATAGATGCTCAGGATGCTTCAAGAAATTCAGTAAACTGGAATTCAACATACATGCCTGCCCTTAATGTACTTTTAAAAGCAGATCATTCTTTTGCTGATGGATTTGCAGATTTAAGCGCAAATGCAAATTTGATGGATGCGAATAATACCACCTACTTTAATGTAGATAAAGTACACTTAACCGATGCCGGATACAGTGAAGTTGCGGCAGTTGTAAAGCCTGTAATTGCTTCACTGCTTTAGTTCCAATTTGGAACTTTTCATGCATTTAAAAACTGAAACATGACAGAATTATTTGAACAAATAGCCTTTATCTTTTTGATTCTGATTTCATTTTTGGTGAAAGAAGGAGCTGAAAGGGCATTCGACCGTAAAGACAAAACACCACGAAGCAAGTGGAGTAGGTTATATCACATCATGAGTCTATTTGTCCGAATCGGATTATTTCTGTTGCTCGGTTTATTGACTAAGCATATACCAGGAATTATGAAATTTATTTACCTGGCGACTTTTGCATTTTTGGCATGGCCAGGGTACAATATTACTATCAATCTATTCAGAGGTGATAAATGGTACTATGTCGGAACTGATGGAATTGACAGAGTGATCAGGAAAATTTTATTCTTTGTGAACTTCGATAAAAAATAATTATTTCAAATTGTCCTTTAGACAATATATTGTATATTTGTGACGTTCAACTTTCGAAATAAAATCTTCCTATTTAATCAGAGCTTAGCCCTGAGTGTGCTGTAACCCGTAAGGAACAGACGGTCTCGAAAGCCGGAACAACACTCAGGGCTATTGCTTAGGGGGGAATTACAAACATGAATACCGCTTTAAGATTGGTGCCATCCGGAATACAGGTTTCCGGGAAACGAGATTATGTAAACAAGCTTAACAGCTTAGAACCTAAATATGGGGTTCAGTTCTCAGACTTCATAGAAATTACGATAAACAGGAAAGCAAGGCGGATGGGTGAAAACTACAAAGCCAACTACATAACCCTGATTAATCACTTGACGAAATTTGCAGAAATTAACGATGCTGTCATTTATACAAATAGCATCAATGAGGAGTTCCTTGATGATTTCATTATTTACCTGCAGGATCAAAACTTGAAACAGGCATATATAAAGAACCTTGTCTCCCTGGTTAAATCCATGGCTAAAAAAGCCGGCATATCTGGATACGCAGTTGACATTTCTTATGATGATGTGATGGTGGATGATGAGGAATCGTTCTCTGTTTATTTGTCGCTCAATGAAATAGCAAGAATATACTTTTTTAAGGGTCTTACCAAAAAACAAGAAAGGATCCGTGATTTATTTATTGTTGGATGCCTTACAGCTTTGAGGTTTTCAGACTACTCTACGCTTACAAAGGATAATTTCTCTAAAGATTTTATTACTAAGGTTACTAAGAAAACCGGCAAAAAGGTGATTATTCCAATTCATGATTATGTGCGTGAAATTTACGAAAAGTATGACGGCCAGATAAGCCCGGGTATAACAAACCAGCATTTTAACAGGTATGTTAAAAAGATTTGCAAGCTGGTCGGGTTAAATGATAGTGTGACTTTCAATTATACCCGTGGCGGGAACCTGATCACTGAAACAAAACAAAAATGGGAAATGATTTCAAGCCATACAGCACGAAGAAGCGCTGCAACAAACATGTACCTGACAGGACGGATGAAAACATACGAAATAATGTCGATAACCGGACATACTACAGAGAAAAGCTTTTTCAGGTACATAAAAATTACAGGCGAAGACATATCAAAGCATATTGCCGGGGATACATTTTTTAAAAAGTAAGGTATCTGTCAGACAATTTTATATTTAACTTTGTTAGGTGGTTAGTTTTTGGTTAGGTTGAAACCGGGGCAATAAAATGTTCCGGTTTTTTATTGTCTATTAGACTAATTTGGCAAATTCATACTTACATTTGTATTCTCTTTTCAATTCACTATTTATTAATCAATTCAAAACACAATGAAAAAAGAATTATTTGCTTTGTGCTCGATCATGCTTATGATGATCGCATTCGCCCCACCGGGGCAATCGAATACCCAGCCTGTTCAGCAGGATTATTCGTATTGCATTCCCGATTTTACCTCTGTTTCTGCTCAGGCAGCAATTGAGGTGCAGGTTTATGATTACTCATACAACCAGGAAACCGGGACAATTGAATTTGCCGAAATCGCAAGTTGTGATGTATCACCTGGTAACGGCTTACTATGCGGGTCAGCGCGAAATGCAGTATTATTTTATGATCTTTCTTTTGATAACAATGCACTGCCAGTGAAGCATTTTCGAACGTGCCACAATAGTATGGGTGTTCAAAATATGTTAACTTTAAATATGCCGGATATCTATTATGAGCCCCGTGACGGGCTGACGCCGGCAGCAGCGTAATTATTTTCGATAGAAAAAAATAGCCAATCAGCTAAAAGCCTTGCAGACGTGTAAGGCTTTTTTATTGTCCAATGAACAATTTAATCAAATTGTATCTATCTTTGTAGAGCAAATTGCGAGGTGGAGCAGAGGTAGCTCGTTGGACTCATAATCCGAAGGTCGTAGGTTCGAATCCTGCCTTCGCTACAAATTTTTAAATAGAGGATCGGCACCATTGGTGTAACCCGATCAGGACAGCGGGGCAATTCCTACCCAGCAAAGAGTGAGGGATTATCCAGGACTCACAAGCAGACGAAAGAGAACCCGGTTATTGTGCTGGGTTTTCGCTTTTAAAGAAAGGATGATCTTTTGCTTTCATTGCAAACTGCAGGCTACTTGCTTTAATGTATTTCCTGAATTGCTTTTCGGTTGTATGCCCGGAAAACGACATGATTACAGGTACCTCAATACCGGCAAGAAACATATTTGTACATCCTGAGCGCCTGGCCGTGTGCGTTGAAATCAGCTCCCACTTTTCATAAACATTCCTTTCCTTACCGCTGATCATGGAGGTGGTGATCTCAATCTTTTGATTAAGCTTTGCCATTTTTCCCAGTACCTTCAGCTGCTTGTTCATCTTTTGATTGGATACCGGCCCCGGCAATACATTGTTTCGCCTGGTCAATATTTCACGTATAACCGGATGCATGGGGATGGTGGTTTTAATCCCAGTCTTTTCACTTATATGCGAAATGTACTGATCATCATTTTTCAATCCTTTCAAAACTGAATAGTCACCAAACCTCAGAGCTGTATATGCACCGACCATAAACCGGTCCCGGCAATCAATTAATGATTTTATTGCGCGGTCAACATTTCCTGTAACATTCAAAATCACAAGCTTGTAATGCTCCAGAATTAGCTTTTCATCAATCACAAGGTCTGAAATCTTTTTCAGTTCGATTTCATCCAGATAAATTGAATCGCTATCGGCCGATACATTTGTGAAATCATCAGGAAGAAATAAATTGTGTATCCCGTTTGAACGGCCGGCTTTAAAAAACACCTTCAAATTTTTGATCAGATCACCGTGAGTGTTTGTCGAATAACCCTTTGCGCCAGACCACTTCAACAGCTCGTTGTATAACTCCATATTTACATCTGAAAACAGGATCCTTTGCTTACTATATTTTTCAAACTCCTTTAATGTGTTCAGGGTGGTCAGGTATCTTTTTACTGTGTTTTTTGCCCTTGTCAGGGTAGGGTAGTATCTTTCTATGAAATCAGTTAGATATTCGCTCTGTGGGGCAGATTTGCTCGGATTCAGATAATTTTCGACAGCTGCAGAGAACTCTTTTGGGGTTGGAATTTTGGCACATGAAATAAACTGTTCTGAAATTTCCTGAATTGCCTTTTCTAATGTGTCCAGCCGCCCGTTTATAATGAACGCATCCTCATAGCCTTTGATCTCCCTGGCACGTTGTGATTTCTGATTCCAGTATTTCTCCTTTACAGATATCCCTGCAGGAAATTTATATCGGTTCCCTGAAAAGCGGACAATTGCATCAATTGAGCTTACATCCCTTTTGTTTGCAAGGTAAAAACCGACTTTGATCATTAGGAACGAATTTAGGAACTTTAGATGCTATTTTTGACATTTTGAGCGGTTGCAAATATATGAGAAATATTGATAATACTCAGTTTTTGCAATGGTTCATAGCGGATGTAATAATTTGTAGGTATTCCGGCTTCGGGTACACCAAACCCTCTGTATCGATTGATAACAGAGGGTTTTTCATTTTATGCAGGAACGGATTTAGGAACTTTGGAGTTTGGAGCTTCGGGTTTAATCACCTTGAACATGGCACCCCGGCCAGTCAGCAGCCAGTCAGCAGATATGCCATAATCTTCAACCAAATAATTCAGGTAGGCCAATTCAAATTGCCTGTGGGGTTCCCTCATTAACCGGTTCAAATTCCCGGGGTCGATGTTGTACTTAACACAAAATTCTTTTTTCGTTTCAATAGCACCTATCTGTTTTAGGGTATCAATTGCTGAAAAGAATCTCGTATTTATCTGGATTGACTTTTGACTTTTCATGTGAAGTTTAAAAGTATTATTGTTCCAATTACAACTACAATTAAAATCAGGATTATTCCTGCCGTGTGATTTATAGGTTTTGCAACCTCTTTTTCTGGTACCTGAATACCAGGAGAAAACTTATGCCCGCACTTTAAGCATGTGATGTCAATTTTGTTGCTCCCATGCACCCCTGCCAATAATCCAACCCCACCTGTTACAACAAACCCGGCAGCAGCCTTCTTCAAATTATAACCATGCTTCCCAGCGGCAATCTGTTCTGATCCGCACTTAGGACATTTGATCTTCTCTTCCATAGTTTCTATTTTACGGTTCCAAAAGTTATTGCCACATATAAAAAGCCTGCAAGTATCGCAACTACAAGATTTACTATAAAAATTAACTCTATTGTTCGTAGACTTTTTCTTGCAAGCCTCATTTCCCTGTATAGGTTCCCATTTTGTATAAGGTTGAGAATAGTTCCAAATTTTGACTGAAATTCAGACACATACATTTCATAGGGTAAGTCCTTATTTGTTTCATGAAATCTATTCATTTCTTCCATCACATCATCAATCATGATAGAAGGATACAGGTCATAAGTAACCCTTTTAATTGCGCTAAAATATTTTTCTGTTTCCATGAATTAAGTTATTTGATTTTTTTGATCCAATCAGTTTTACAAGTACGGGGCAAATTTGCCCTCAGTTATTATTTATAATATACAAATTTGCCCCTATACTTTTTTTGGCTCCTTAATTTTTGCAATTCCGGTGTTTCTGGCAGATAAGTTCTCAATAGTTATAGAATGTCTTTCAATAATCTGAATCAACTTTTCATTCTGCAATACAAGCCTACTTATGATCTCGTGGTCTGATAGTATGTTTGGCCCCTTGTCATAACCTGATTGTTCGGGTTCACGAACCTCTGAAATATCTAGAGAATGATCAATCTGTTTTGCCTCACTACTTACCATTTCTCCCCGACCGTATAGAATCCACTCGGGGTTAATATTCAGATTTCGTTTCAGTTTTTTCAGAAAATTATCGTTTATTTTATCTGAACCAGCCTCAATGTTTCTATAAGATCGCTCAGACATAGGTATTTTTTCTGCAAATTCTTTCACAGAATACCCGAGCCTCTCTCTTACAATTATCAGTCTTTCTGTTTGTTCGCTCATTATTTTAAATTGATCTAAATAATAATTATCAGTTTTCTGATATTTATTTTGCAGAAAATGCAGATTATTCAGTTTTCTGCTTTATATTTGCCTTGTCATTTACAAAGATAGTTTACAAAAACAAAGAAAACAATACTAAAAAACGGGTATAATGAAAATCAGACAAGAGGTTCTTGAACGCATGAAAGGCCGGGCAAAGGATATTAAGCCCAGGATCATGGATGAAATGGGAGTAACAAAGCAGGCAGTTGACTATTGGTTTGCACAAAACAAAGAAAACGGCTGGCTTACCTGTAAACCGGTTCTCATCATAATCGGGGAAACGCTCAATCTTACGGATGAAGAAATTTTAACAGAATCAGAAACATGCGAAACAGCATCGAGGTAACATATTCCATAGAATCCGGATTGAGCATTGCAATCATTATCCCGTACAAGGATATTGACAAATCACTGCTATCTGAATTCATGGAAGAGCTTCAGTCATTGCCAAATGTAGTTCAAAGGCTGAAAGCTCGCGGACTTGTTTCGGATGAAGACATGCTCCGTGATTATCTCATTTGTCGCTATGGAGGTTCAGATAATATTCTTGATCTGCTTAACGGTGTAACTAAATCTGATTATTGCCATTGCGGCAACCGCGGCCACTGCCCGGATGAGGGCTTTACCGGGCTTTGCAGCCAACCCCCAACAGTTGAGGATGTGAAGCTAAGCAGTACGGAAATCGAATTACTGTCACTCATTGGTAAAGACAGGTCTATTAAGGAAATAGCCAGTATCAGGAACCGAAGCATTCACACAATTGAAACACAAGCTAAATCCATTAGGGCCAAATTATCAGCTCACAGCATGGCATGTGTTCTTGCTAAAACATCCGCTTTGGGAATTACTAATCCATTTAAGGTATGACAACGAAACAAGTATTTGAAGTTTCCGCTGAGGACTTTGAAAAGGCTATTGATAACAAGCTTTCTCAATTGGTAAAAGATAATGTCCTTGCAAAATATGAAGACCGAATCATTACCGCATCAGCAGCAAGTGAAATACTTGGTATTCATATAACCACACTATACCGGTACATAGGATCCGGACTGATCACCCCTATTGATCACAGGGCAAAGGCTGACTACAAATTCAACCTGAGAATGATTCTTGAATTCGACATGAATGTAAAACATAAAAGCATCAGGAAGTGGAAAAGCTCACAAAACTTATCAAAGAACTGTATCCAGGATACTGCATCTCATGTATAGAGCAGTTCTACCGGCCATCAAGGGGCTGGCAAACAAGAGTTAACAGAAAAGATATTTCAACCTTTAAACCTCCTATCGCGTACAAGAAAACCATTGAATTAGGGTCAACCCGCATTTGTGTGAGGCTGCTAAACAAGGAAAGCGGAGAGGTAAGAAGGCCAGATATTTTGATCTGCGGAACGGAACCACAATTCATTTAACCAAAACCAAAGCTATGACAAACCAAACTGCATCCCAATTCACAATGTCGCCAATCGACAATCTATTGAGCTGGTCAATCGAATCACTCAAGAAGTTAACAAAACACGCTAAAACTCTTAGTGAAGTCCTTGAGGATAACCTTACCGATGATGAGTTGAAACGCATTTACAAGTACATCACAGTTTCGGAATCTACAAAAGAATGTTCTTCCATCAGGCAGGCGCTCTGTGTATTTCGTTGGTCTGAAACAATGGAGGGCCGCGAATACTGGGCGAAAGTTTATTCACGCTTTGAAGACTAAAAGCCATGGAACACCATTTTTCTCCTGAATTCAACGGCTTCCGCGAATGCAATTACTGCGGTGATGTGCATTTCATTGATGATCTCGATACCGATTTGCTGTGTATGAATTGCGCTACAGGTCCATGTTACCGGTGCGAATACGTTTTCAAAAAAGCAGAGCTTGTTTCTGATCACCAATACGGGGAACTGTGTGAATGTTGCGCTGCTGAAGTGACAGAAGAAAGAGCTAATAGGTTCCTTCACAAATTGCAAGCCTCACAAATTGCCATTGAAACCATACAAGAATTATAATAACCAAAACACCACACACCATGAACACACCACAATTGGACTGGCTTGAACAGTTGGACCCGGTAAGACTACCGGAACACGAAAAGATCAAATCACAATGGATTTCAACCTTTTCGAAAATTCACAGGGTTGATGAATCACATGCAGCTACCGTTTTTGAAAAGGAAGCCCTTTACTGGAGAAAGGCCGTATCTGCTGATGAGAAACTGAAGGCGTGTACAAAACTGACACTGTATTCAGCTTTTATGGAACTGGCCGTTAACGGGCTATCACTGCAGCCTGGCAGCAAATCCGAATGTTTCCTTGAAAGCCGTGGCACAAAAGCCGGCAAAGACACGCAAGGCAATGACACCTACATAAATCTGTGCTATGTCAGAATCACAGCGTATGGAGAGCTGAACCTTCGTATCATGTCCGGCCAGATCATCAGGATGAAAAATCCTATAGTCCTATACGAGGGTGATCACTTTCAACCATTGACTAATGAGCGCGGGGAACTGATCATTGACTACAAACCTATTATACCTCGCAAATCTTCAAAGATTTTCGGCTGCTGGGTGTGTATTGAATTGCCCGGCGGAAGCCTTGACTTCAAATGGCTTCTGGTTGATGATATTGAGAGGCTTAAAAAATACAGTACTCCTAAATATGCCAATGCAAAACCAAATGCATTGTATCAGTCAGAAAACGGAGGTATTGACCCAGGTTTCCTTGAAGCTAAAACAATCAAACACGCTATGCGGTCCTACACAAAATTACGTGTTGGTGAAAACGTGGCCATGGATGATGAGGCCGAAGAAGTTGAAACCATGGATGCCGATGCAAAAGAGCCTTACGGAAACCCGCTACAAAACAACGCCGAAACAGTAAAATTTGAATTAAACCCTAACGAATCATTCTGATGGAAACCACAACCGCACTGGCACCTGTAATTGATACAGCTGCTTTAGTAACAATCATCGATCAGGCTCCAGCTATCCTGAATGAAAACATTAATAGTCACGACAAAGCTGTTCAGGCAGGTGAAAAGTATATCAGCCTTGTACAGCAATCAGGCATGAATGATGAGCTTGACAAGCTGTTGGCAGCATACCTGGACAAAGTGAGAACTACTCACAAAACGATGAATGAAAGGCGCAAACCATTCACTCAGATCGTTTCGGAAGTTGCAAGACGATTCACATCACTTGAGGGTGATCTTGACCCCGCAGGCAAATCAAATATCTTTTTCAAAATTCAGAGTTTGCGGAATGAGTTCGCTGCTGCAAAAATCGCAGAACAGCAAAAGCGTGAACGCGAAGCCCGGGAAAAGCTCGAAAAGGAAAAGGAAAAGATCAGTATTCAGTCCTTCGCTGAATCATCATTGCGACAGGCAGTTGCAAGCTATACAGCATCATTCAAGGCAAAGATGAATGATATATTTGAGAGCCTTACCCTCGAAAATGTTGATCATGGTGCTGAACAGTTTGCAGGCATAGAGCAGATCAACCCGGTATTACTCCCAATGCCTCAAACCCCGATGTACCTGTACACCAAACCCGAAGAGGTTACAAGTATCCTGGTAGAGGTTCGCAACAGTGAAATGCTCCTTGCTGAACTGAAAGATCAGTACAAAAAAGAGGTTGTTGCCTTACGTGCTGAGCTGATCGACAAACTCCCAAGCAAGAAAGCCGAACTGCAAGCCATTGCAAAGGCCGGCGAAGCTGAAAAAGCACGGCTTCAGCTTGAGGCCGACAAACGCAAAAAAGAGGCAGAAATAAAACTTGCACAGGAAACTGAAGCAAAGGCAAAACAAGCCATTGAAGATGCACTTGCAAAGGAACAGGCTGCACAGTTGGATGCAACAGTAAATGTGCAGGCTGAACTCTTCCAGGAAGCTCCAAAGGTGAAAGAAGGATGCGAGATCATCATCAAGAACCAGGCGGCATGGCAGTTAATATTCTCTTTCTGGTGGGAACGTGAAGGCAAGACACTACCGGTTGAAAAGATCGAAAAGAAAACCATGCTGCAGATGAAAGCTTTCTGCGAAGCTTTCTACATCAAGACCGGGGAAGAAATCACCTCTACTTTGATCGAATACAAAATCACTTACAAAGCGAAGTAGTGCAAAATCCTGACACATATTACGACCGGACAGAAGTCAGCAACAGCTCCCTGAGCTGGCTTAAACTTCAGCTCTTCCCAAGAGAAATGCCAGACCCAACCATGGCATATCTCTTCGGGAACCTGGTCGATGCTGTTATCACCGAAAATGGCCGCGTTGATTATTTCAGAAAGACAATTGACGGCCAGCAGGTACCGGCTGAATGGTTTGAAAAAGCTGAAGCTATGAAGCGCTCATTCTTTGCGGATGATATGTGCAGGGCTTTGATTCAGGGTGCCGGTACCCAAACGGTAATGAGCTGTGAACGGACTTTCAATTATCAGGGAGTTGAATTCAGTCTTCCGGTTCGCTGTAAGTGGGATTTATTCAAAGAGAATTTAGGCTTCGGGGGAGACATTAAAAGCACTACAGCGACCACACAGGCACAATTTGAGGCAGCGGTTAAGTATTTCGACTACGACCGGCAAAGAGCCTGGTATATGGATATCGCACAGACATTAGGCTACAAGGCTGACAAAGATGTGCTGATAGGTATCAGTAAAGTTAATTTCAAAGTATTTAAAGTTTACATCAATAGGCAGTCACCGCTTTACACATCAGGAGTTGACAAATATAATTTCCTTGCATTCAGGTGGCACTTGCTTTTTGGTGAAAATAATGCAGCGTGATGGATAAAAATAAAACAGACGGTAACGACCCGGTGCATGCGGCTTTCAGCATTAATGACAAAGGAGATGGAAGAGAACAAGCAGGTATCACTATTCGTGAACAATTTGCAATAGCAGCAATGCAAGGCATATTAGCAAGCAGGCCAGAGGGTGATTTGCCGGGTCAGTATGGAATCGAGAAAACGGCAGAGGCAGCCGTAAAATGTGCGGATGCTCTTATCAAAGAACTTAACAAATAATTAATCAAATCAAATCCCATGCAATACATAATCAAAAAAGCAAAAATCAAAGACATGACCCTTACGGTCGAAATGGAAGAAATCATTTATCCTGAAAACGCAAGTCCCATCACAAATGATGTGACAAAGAAATCAGATCAGCTGATTCATGAAGATCTGAGAGCTGCATTTGATAAGCTTATACCCCACCTGGTGCATATCTGCGAACAGAAAGAGGCTGGAGTGGCTGAGCTAAAATTTTCACGCGAAAACTTAGAACTTGAACCAGAAGAATTAGCCGAACAAGCACTCCTCCCATATAGTGTAACCGGCTTCGTTATCGGTGGAAGTAACGAACACCTTGGAGTAACCCTCATAGGTTCAAAATCTGTTGATTGCGGTACCCTGAATCTGATCAGCCCTTTCACTAAGTACGAAGGCGAATACAAATACGGGATGGAACTATCCATTGCAATCGAAGCCTGTGTGTATGAGGTTGAACAATATCTGTTTGAGGGCAAATGTGCGGTGAAGCAAATGGAACTACCGTTTGATGATGCTATCAATGAGGCCGATTCTGCAACAGTTACATTCATTGATAATGAAGGGAATGAAAGCGAGCCTGTTGACCTTAAAACAGCTAAGAAAAGGCTTAGCAAGAAGCTTGATGGGGTGATGTCATCAGATGTCCCCGTTTAGGCAGTACAAGTGGAAGAATGACAGCCGGGAAAGACCGGCACCCGACCGGGTAGCTCAGTAGGTAAGAGCATTTTGGTGTATAGGTTGATCTTTCGATTAAACATACTTTGAATAACAAATGTACGCAGGTTCGAATCCTGTCCCGGCCACAAATTAAACAAAAACCAAACTAACAATATGATCAATTTACTCTACATCGACTTGTTTGCCGGCGCCGGCGGAACTTCAACCGGGGTTGAATCAGCAACCGTTCACGGGCATAAATGCGCAAAGGTTATTGCATGTGTGAATCATGATGCAAATGCTATTGCAAGCCATGCGGCCAACCACCCGGATGCGCTCCACTTTACAGAGGATATTCGCACACTGGACCTTACTGATTTAATTGAGCATACAGCAAGAATGCGCAGGATGTTCCCGGATGCTGAATTGGTGATATGGGCCAGCCTTGAATGCACTAACTTTTCGAAAGCTAAGGGGGGACAGCCCCGCGATGCTGACAGCCGGACACTGGCTGAGCATCTGTTCAGGTATATAGAGGCTTTAAACCCTGAATTTGTTCAAATTGAAAATGTAGAAGAGTTTATGAGTTGGGGGCCGCTCGATAATAACGGTAAGCCTTTAAGTAAATCCTGCGGAATTGATTATATGAGGTGGCTGAAGCATATTCAGGCTTATGGATACCAGTTTGATTTCAGAATATTGAATTCTGCTGATTTCGGCGCCTATACTTCCAGAAAAAGGTTTTTCGCTCAATTCGCTAAAAATGGTCTCCCCATTTCCTGGCCTGAACCAACGCATGCCAAAAATCCAACATCGGGAACAATGTTTGAAAACGAAGTACTTGAAAAGTATAAGCCAGTCCGCGAAGTACTGGACCTGAACGATGAAGGTGAAAGCATTTTTAAGCCAGGCAAAATCAAAAGTGAGAAAACAAGGGAGCGGATATATGCCGGGCTTATAAAGTTCGTGGCCGGTGGAAAGGATGCATTTTTGATAAAATGGAATTCAATGTCGCAATCGGGAAAGTATGTTGCCCCCGATATGGATCAGCCTTCACCGGTTGTTAGCACTCAGAACAGACTTGGAATTGCAAAGGTTAATTTCCTGTCAGCTTATTACGGTAATGGCGACAATGTGAGTTCAATTGACGGACCAGCCCCAACCGTAACCACAAAGGACAGGCTTTCACTTGTACAAACTCAGTTTCTTAACTCATACAACTACAAAGACGAGCCAAAGGATATTAATAACCCCTGCCCGACACTTACCACAAAGGACAGATTGAGTTTGGTAAGTCCTCAATTTCTCGATCAGCAGTTCGGGCAAAGCAAACCGGCCAGCATCGAAGACCCTTGTAACGCTATAACAGCAAATCCTAAGTACGCGCTTGTGAGCTGCGATAATTTCCTGATGAATAATTATTCCGGAGGCGGCCAGCACTCAGACATTGATAAACCGGCACCGGTAATTACATCAGTTCCAAAGCAGAATGTTGTTTCGTGCCAGTATTTTTTGATGAACCCGCAATATTCTAATCCAGGCGGTTCAGTTGATAACCCATGCTTCACACTTATCGCGCGAATGGACAAAATGCCTCCTTACCTGGTTGTAACCGAAACCGGACAGGCTGCAATTGAGGTGTATGAATCGGATACCGAAATGGAGCGAAAAATAAAAGAGTTTATGGCCCTGTATGGTATTGCAGACATCAAAATGCGAATGCTTCGCATACCTGAACTGAAAAGGATCATGGGATTTTCCGCAAAATATAAGCTAATCGGTACCCAGGCAGAACAGAAAAAATACATTGGTAATGCTGTTGAAGTCAACACAGCTAAAGCAATATGTTCAGCATTGGCAAGTAGATTATTATCACTTAAAACCAGGGTAGCATGACAGATCATTCTTTAAACCTGTTTGGAGTAAAGCGCATTGATTTCAACGAGCAAATAAGGCTTACATGCGAATCAGTAAATACATATGGGCAATTTCATAAGCACTGGGCCATTGCTTGGAGCATGGGAAAGGATTCCACTGCACTGCTTACTCTGATTGTTCAATTAATTGAGACTGGCCAAATAAGGAAACCTGAATCATTAACTGTTTTGAGAGCCGATACCCGCATGGAGCTCCCTCCCCTATGGATCGCATCTGAATTCATTATTGAAAAGCTAAAAGGGAAGGGAATTGAAGTAAGGACCGTAATGTCAGATATGGACGACCGGTTTATGACCTACATCCTTGGACGTGGTGTTCCGCCCCCATCTAATACCTTCCGGTGGTGTACAGGTCAAATAAAAATTGAACCGATGGAGAAAGCCCTTCGGGATCTTTATAATGAAACTGGTGAAAAAATATTGATGCTTACAGGTGTGAGGCAGGGTGAAAGCGCAATTCGTGATGGCAAAATACATATGAGCTGTGCTAAGGGTGATGCAGAATGTGGTCAGGGTTGGTATCAGACAGGTTTAAGTACGGATTTATGCAGCACACTGGCTCCTTTATTGCATTGGCGTGTATGTTCAATCTGGGACTGGTTAAAGGTATTTGCGCCATCAAAGAATTATGGAGAATGGCCAACGGCAATACTTGCAGATGCCTACGGTGGAGATAATGCTGGAGATATAGCAGCCAGAACTGGATGCATAGGTTGCCCATTGGCCTCAAAAGACAAAGCCCTGATTGAAGTAATAAAAATAACTGCCTGGAAGCATCTTATTCCATTAATGGAACTAAAACCCCTGTATAGAGAAATGAGAAAGCCTCAATATAGACACAGAAAATCAGGAGGTGACAGAACTAAAGATGGGAAGTTAAGTAAGAATCAGCAGCGATTAGGCCCATTGACTCTTGAGGCAAGAACATACTTTTTGAATAAAATATTAGACATTCAAAACAGGGTTAACGCGAAATCAAAAGACATTGAATTCTTGCTTATAGACAAAGAAGAAGAATTAAGGATTCGTGAGTTAATTGATCTTAAAACATACCCAAACGGATGGTCAGGCGAAGAGATTACAGGTGATATTACGCTTGACAATGTTTATTCCGATGGTTCGGTAATGCCGATATTATTTAGGGATTGGGTGGGACAATCAGCATTAAACAGTTAACAATATGAAGACATATACAGAATTCCTGAGAAACAAAATAAAACTTGCGCCAAAGAACGGGTTCGAACTGGATATCGAAGAAATCAACCCCGCACTCAAACCGCACAACAAAATAATGGTCAAGTGGCTTGTAGAAGGTGGCCGCAGAGCTTGTTTCGCATCCTTCGGGTTGCATAAGACAGTCACACAACTTGAAGCTGTCAGATGTACGCTATTGAAGGCAGGCGGAGGCATGGGATTAATAGTTTGTCCCCTGAACGTAAAGCAAGAATTTTTTGAAGATTCGAAAAACATTTTGGGATGGAAAACACCTCCGAAATTCATCAGGCGAATTGAAGAAACAAGCGGAGACGGCATTTATATCACCAACTATGAAAGCATACGCGACGGCAAACTTGACCCTCGACATTTTAAAGCTGCTTCGCTGGATGAAGCTTCCATACTTCGCGGGCTGGGTGGTTCAAAAACTTTTCGTGAATTTATGAGGTTGTTTACCGGTGATGCTGGACCGATGGGTTCGCGCCGTGGAGCTGATATGATAAAATACCGTTTTGTTGCCACGGCCACTCCTTCACCAAACGATTATATTGAGCTTCTTGCTTATGCTGATTTTCTGGGAGTGATGGATGTAAGTCAGGCTAAAACCAGGTTCTTTAAGCGCGATTCAACTCAGGCTGATAAATTAACGCTTCACGCACACAAGGAAGACGAATTCTGGCTTTGGGTTTCGTCATGGGCCTTATTCACCAGCAAGCCTTCAGATATTACGCTCAACGAAGAAGATGATCTTGGTTACATTTTACCGGAACTGGATCTTCGCTGGCACGAACTTCCAACCGACCACATCAATGCCGGAATGGAAAAGGATGGACAACAGTATAAAATGTTCAAAGATGCCAGCCTTGGAATCCAGGAAGCTGCAAAAGAAAAGCGCGACAGCCTAAATGAACGTATTGCCAAAATGATGGAATTAAGACTGGAAAATATTGGCGCACACAGGATTATATGGCATGATCTGGAAGCTGAGAGATATGCGATTGAAAAAGCAATTCCAACTGCAATTTCAATTTTCGGTTCACAGGATTACGAAAATCGCGAAGAGGCAATTCTGGGATTTACACATGGTGATTTTCAGGAACTGGCTGCAAAACCTGTTATTGCCGGTTCCGGGTGCAACTTTCAGCGACACTGCAGCTGGGCAATATACCTTGGGATTGGATTCAAGTTCAATGACTTCATTCAGTCTGTTCACCGGTTGCAAAGATTTCTGCAAAAGAACACAGTTAGGATTGATTTGATCTATACAGAATCGGAGGTAAACGTTCGTAAATCGCTTGAAAAGAAATGGGTTAATCACAATAAAATGGTTTTAAAAATGACTGAAATAATTAAAAAGTATGGCCTTTCTCACTCAGAAATGGCACAGGTGTTAAGCCGTAAAATCGGAGTTGAAAGGGTTGAAATTACAGGGCGCAATTTCGTCGCAGTTAATAATGACAATGTTGAAGAGCTGGCCGATACAAAAAGGATAAAAGACAATTCAGTTGGATTGATCCTGACATCAATTCCCTTTTCAACTCAATATGAATACTCCCCAAATTATGCCGATTTCGGGCACTCAGAAAGCAATGAAGAGTTTTTCAGGCAAATGGATTACCTCACTCCAAATCTTTATCGTGTGCTTATGCCTGGCAGAATTGCGGCTATTCATGTAAAAGATCGTATTATTCCAATGGGTTTGTCCGGAATGGGGTGCCAGACAGTTTACCCGTTTCACATGGATTGCATTCAGCATTACACAAAACACGGATTCGCATACATGGGAATGAAAACCATTGTAACAGATGTAGTAAGGGAGAACAATCAGACTTACCGCCTCGGATGGACCGAGCAATGCAAGGATGGAACAAAGATGGGTGTTGGTATGCCTGAATACCTGCTTTATTTCCGTAAGCCACAAACAGACTTAACAAATGCTTATGCAGATGTTCCTGTAATGAAGGCGAAAAAGGATTGGAAGCGTGAAAATCAGGAGTGGATAAATCCTAATGGTTATTCTCGCGCACGTTGGCAGATGGATGCAGCCGGATACACCCGCAGCTCAGGAAACAGGGGTATAACTCCAGAAGAACTTGCAAGCATGGAGCCTGACAAGATTTTCAAATGGTTTCGCGATTATACCAAAAATGAAATTTGGGATTTTGAATACATCGTAAAAATCGCCGAAACGCTCAAAATGCGGGGAAAGCTTCCTTCGGGGTTCATGTTACTTCAACCGGCCAGTTGGACTGATGAAGTATGGACAGATGTTACCCGCATGAGAACGCTGAATGGTAGCCAGTGGAGCAACGGAAAGGAAATGCACCTATGCCCTATGCAGTTTGATATTGCAGACCGTGTAATTGAGCAAATGAGTAATCCGGGAGATATAGTATTGGATCCTTTCGCAGGTCTTTTCACAACACCATACCGGGCATTGTTGAAAGGCCGAAAAGGTTACGGAATTGAGCTCAGTAATCCCTATTTTCTTGATGGAGTTGTTTACTGCAAATCAGCTGAACACGAAGCAAGTATGCCTACCCTGTTTGATATGCTCGAAATGCAGGAAAAGATTTCCGCATAAACTAAATAGTCCCATAGACAATAAAACCAATAACAAACATCCATGAGAAACCTAATCAAAACCATCAAAGAAAGAAAAGAGCTTCGAAAATTCAGGAACAATCTGATACGGGGACAAAGGGTAAAGATCAAAGCCAGTGAGAGCGAAACGATTTGCACACCTATCATTTTTGTGTCGCAACTCGAACGCAAAGTAGTCATTCACACGAAGGATCACCCTTACGAATCCTTTGAAATTTCAAAAGTATTTCCAATTAACCCAATTAATAACCAATAAAAATCAATCTTATGAAATGCACACGAATCTATTATGAAAAATGCTTCAACCTGGGCAACTACCAGAATGAGAAAGTAGGCGTTGAAATCGAACTTGCCGAAGGCGAAACGGCGACACAGGCGCTTGATGCGTCCAAGAAGTTTGTCGAAAAGAGTAATCCAAAATCAGACAAAAAATTGGAGCTGAATAATGCGAAACACATCATTGAACATAAAGATTCTTTCAGCTACAATGATGTTGTAAAAGCTCAGTCTATTATTGACAAATCTCCCGAAGAAGACGACCTTCCATTTTAGCCCGTTATGCAAATCACTAAATCAGGAAATTATTTCCGAATTGCTTTTCATTACAATCCTTACCTGGTTGAAAAAGTAAAACAACTTCCGGAGCGCAGGTTCGATGCATTGAACAAATGCTGGATCGTTCCTGCCTCCCAGGAGGGTGCTGTCAGGAATTTTGCCGACAGGAATAACTTTTCATTCTGTGTGGATGAGGTTGCCGATGAGACTTATGCCGAAATACCTGCCATGCCGGAACTCACTCAGGCTATTCCTTTGAAGATGGAAATGTTCCCTTTTCAAAAGACAGGGGTTGCCTATGCGATAGAGAAAAAGAGGTTAATAATCGGGGACCAACCTGGTTTAGGCAAATCTTGTCAGGCAATTGCAACGGTTATGGCCGGTAATGCCTTCCCTTGCCTGGTAATTGCTCCATCATCATTAAAGACTAACTGGGAACGTGAATGGGCTATGTGGACCGATAAGAAGTGCATGATCCTGAATGATGCGGTGAAACGCAATTTTAATCTGTTTTGGGATGCCAACCTTGTTCAGGTGTTCATTGTCAATTACGAATCCCTCAAGAAGTACTTCGTTGAAAAGATTGAAATTCCGAAAGGTCAGAAGCTTCGCATCAATCACATCCATTTCAAGAAGCAGTTTGTCGGGATGTTCAAATCTGTGATCATCGACGAATCGCATCGTTGCAAATCATCAGCAACACAGCAGTCGAAGTTTGCAAAGGGAATTTGTACAGGAAAGGAATACATCCTAGCGTTAACAGGAACCCCGGTAATTAACAAGCCGGTTGACTTAATTAGCCAGCTGGGTATCATTGACCAGATGAATGCATTCGGAGGTTACCAGGCGTTCAAGCAGCGATATTGTGCCGGTCCTGATGAGGCCAGCAACCTGCGGGAATTGAATTACAGGCTGAATATGACTTGCTTTTACAGGCGTGATAAACAGGACGTGTTGAAGGACCTTCCCGACAAAATGCGGCAGGTGGCCATGTGTGAAATTTCAACCCGCAAAGAATACCAGGATGCTGAGGCAGACCTTGTTAAGTACTTACGTGAATACAAGGATGCGGATGATGAAAAGATAGCTCGTTCATTGCGTGGTGAAATTATGGTAACGATTGGAATTCTGAAAAACATCAGTGCCCGGGGCAAATTGGCTGATGTGTATGAGTTCGTGGATGATATCCTGGAATCAGGTGAAAAGCTTGTTTTGTTTGCCAATCTGCATGAGGTTATCAATGCAATAAAGGCTCACTATCCGAAGGCTGTCAGCATTACCGGTATGGATGATATGGCCAGCAGGCAGCAGGCCGTTGACAGCTTCCAGAAAGACCCGAAATGTCAATTGATAGTTTGCTCAATAAAAGCTGCAGGAGTTGGTTTAACCCTGACAGCTTCTTCCCGGGTTGCATTTATCGAGATACCATGGACAGCAGCTGACACGGATCAGTGTGAGGACCGGTGCCACAGGATCGGACAGAAGGATTCAGTTACTTGCACCTATTTTCTGGGGCAGAATACAATTGATGAACACATCTACAAGATCATTCAACAGAAACGTGAAATCGCCAAAACCATAACCGGGGCAACGGAACAGGTTGAAGAGAACATTGTCGATTTGGTAGCAAATTTATTTAATCAGGAAAGGAAACTGTAAAATAATTCAAACATGAATAGTCTATCAGACAATTTCAACCGTATATTTGTAATCGGATTCAAACATGGTAGTTTGTCCGCCTAAAACCAAGACATGAAAAGTAATTCACACATTCATTTTCTCGCAGCTAAACGCACCCCTCCACATGAACTGTCTTGGTTTCTTTGTGGTTGCAGCCAGTTGGTGTGTTTGGTTTGCGGGATTTTATTTTTAGCCATATGATAAAAGACGCGTTCTATTTCACTCACGACAGCAACGCCCGTAACGATGAGAAGATTCTCGCCCTGCGGATGAGGCATAAGTCTGCCGGTTATGGCGTTTATTTTATGATTCTTGAAAGGTTAAGGGATTCGAAAGACTACTTGCACATAAAAGATTATAATCTCATCGCATTCGATATTAGGGAATCTTCTGAATTGATAAAATCTGTAGTTGAAGATTTTGGATTGTTTGAATTTACAGAAAATGAAGAGGGTAAATTTTTCTATTCAAAAAGCTTTTGCTCGCGACTTGACGGGCGCGACACGACCCGAGAAAAGGCGAGAATAAGCGGGATGAAAGGTAACCTGATTAAGTATAAAATAGTCTCAAAAAATGCCTTAATAAATATGAGTGACGATGATGTTATTAACCTGTATAACAAACAGTTTAATAAAGATGTCGCAACCCGATCGCAACCCGATCGCAACCCGATCGCTAAGAAAGGAGAGGATAAGATAGGAGAAGAGAGGATAGGAGATAAAAAAAGCGATCCCCCGCACGATGTTTTTCCAGGAATAAAATCAAATCAAAACCTGACTTATGAGGAAACATTATCACAGTTAGAAAATGAATATTCCTGGAAACATGAAATCCAGAAAAATTTTAAATCACTAAACGATGATGAATCATTCAAAATTGCAATTAAGCAATTTATGACAGACACAAATATGGATGGAAAATATCCGCGATTGATTTCTGACACGAAGCAGCATTTTAGGAATTGTTTACAAAAGGGGAAATACCTGAATAGCCCAAAACCAAAGTATGATTCCGGCATTTACGAAGACTGTCCAAGAATAGATTAGGCCATGATGAAACAACTTGAAGATAAAGCCCGTGAGAATCAGCAGTATCAAATGGAATTGCTGGCAATGATTCTGAACAATGATGAGGTTTATGTTAAAGCCATTGATTTCTTACGTCCAGGGCTTTTCACCGGAACAAACCTGATGATTTACGAGGCGTATGTGAAAATGGTAAAGCAATCACAACACCCCGATCCTGTCAGCCTATCAACAGTAGCGAACATACCGCTCGAAGAGGTTTTAAAAGTAGCCACTTACTACAGCGGAGCACCAATGGATATTAACGCTTTGCTCTATGAGCTTTTTGATTATTTTGCCAAAGACAAGCTCACTAAGTTAGGCGCAAACATTAGCCAGCAGATCACGGCAGGAACCCGCTATGAGGATATACTCGAAATCGTTGGCCGCACAATCCGAAGCCTTGAGCTTGGAAATAGCAGCTCAGTGATAACCATGCAGGAAGGTGTTAATTCACTGATGGAGCTGATAAATAACAATCGTGCAGTGAAAGAATTTACCGGAACCCCTACAGGATTTAAACTGATAGATCAACACATGGGCGGGCTTCACCCTGGAAACCTTGTAATTCTTGCCGGTGAAACATCACACGGTAAAACAGCCTTTGCACTTTCTATGATGTTCAACAGTGCCGTGTATTTCAACCAACCATCTGCAATCATTTCGCACGAGATGACACATGATGAAATCATGAGCCGATTAGCTGCATACGCAACAGAAATCAACGCGAAGCATATTTTAAACGGGAAGCTATCGGATGAAGAAATTTCTATTTTTTCAAACAAAATTAGTACACTCATTTTTGCGAATATATTTATTCAGGGATTTATAAAACGAGACCTCACAGAGACTGTTTCGGCTATAAGGCTACTTGTCATGCAGCACAGGATAAAGTACGTTGTGGTTGAAAATGCCGGAAACATAACCGTTAAGGGCGCTTTTAACGATGAGGTAAGGACAGCCGAAATATCAAAAACGCTGAAATCACTGGCGCTTGAATTAAAAATAACCATTATTCTGATAAGTCACCTTTCGCGCGATAAGGACAATGCGAAGAAACAGCCCGAACTGCACAGACTCAGGCATTCTGGTCAGTTGGAAGCGGATGCAGATATTGTGATGTTCACATACATGGCGAAACTACACGGGCACGAGTTTTTCCCGGATGACAACGAAATTCCAACACATGGAAGGGTAAAGACATACATTGCGAAAGGTAGAAGTTACGGCCTAGCTAAAACATATCCAGACTTCATCAAAGAGCTGGTACTGATTCGAGATCATGAAGATGATGCAAAGGAAATATACAGCGCAAATAATATTTCACCAAATCTAACATTCTGACATGAGCGATTTAATCTTGAAAATAATAGCCCTTGAGCTGGAATCAATCAACTTGAAAAAAAAGTTGATCAAAAAATATTCGGGCAATGATGACGCCGTTTCGCAAATAATAGCAAAAGAAGCAAGATGTTCTATCCGACAATCTCAGGAATCAATTCAATTCTTTTCAAAGCTTTAATTTCTTGTCAAATAAATTCAAAAGCATACAGTAATAAAACTCAATAAACATGCTACACATTCATTCAATCAGAATCACAGACGGCAACAAATGTTACAAGCCTAAAATGATGAAAAACACATTTGTTAAAAACATTGAATGCGTTGAAGCTTTCGAACATGAAGAGCTTTCCAAATTCATTCAAAAGAAATACCCAAACGGCATACCGTTGTCAAGGGATTTGAAGTTAGTTCCGCTGGTATCAAATGCAACTTATATCAGCATCCCGGATCGTGAGTTCTTGCACTACCTGGTTGCAAAGTTGAATTACAAAACTATCCCGCAACAAATTATTAATCTTTTCAGGAAAGTAGGATGAAAAACATTATAGCAATAGACCCCGGAAATATCGAAAGCGCCTATGTTGTGCTCAATGATTCAAAGATTATTGAAAAAGGCAAGGTCCTAAACGGTGACCTGCTGTTTATGATAAAAAACAGCCGATTGAGGTCAAAGGATCCATACGATGAACTTCATATCGAAATGGTAGCTTCTTACGGGATGCCGGTCGGGAAAGAAGTATTTGACACCTGTGTGTTCATTGGCAGACTTATGCAAGCCTGGGATGATCAGGTTCAGCCTTCGGGATGCCATGCTACTCAGGTATTCAGGAAAGAGATAAAAATGCACCACTGCGGGAGCATGAGGGCTAAGGATGGGAATATTATTCAGGCGCTTAAAGATAAGTACGGGGACAAGGGCACAAAGAAGAATCCCGGGTATTTCTTCGGCATGTCTGCTGATGTATGGCAAGCTTTTGCCCTGGCTTCTTATGTGATGGAAAGGGAGGCATCATGAAATTAGCAGATAAAATACAACTTGCATTGATTCCCTGGTGCCGTGGACATGCTTACGATATCATAATTCCAAATTACTACTTCGGTATGTACGAAATGGATTTATTCAGGCTATTGGATAGTGGATATTCGGTGGAGTATGAAATCAAAGTGAGCCGATCAGATTTTAAAGCTGATTTCAATAAATCATTTAAAAGCTTTTCAGGAAAACATGATTCTGTAAAGCATAATGATTTACAGAATGGAAAGCGGGTTTGCAATAGATTCTTTTTCGTGGTACCGAATGGATTAATTAAAGTTGATGAAGTTCCTGATTATTGTGGATTGATATACTATCATCCATCCGGTAGATTGGAAATGGTTAAAAATGCTAAGATGCTTCACAAGAATAAAATCAGCGATCTCAGAAACATGTCTCACAAATTATCAATCAGATGCCAGATTTTACAATCAAAACTGCGATATGCAAAGGACGATATCCGAGAGATGAGGGAATTGATAAAAAATTTAAATACAAAATAGTCTTTCGGACAAATAACAACGTAATTTTGTACCCATGCCAGCAAACTTCTATGACCGGTTAGAATTAATTAAACGACAAAAACAAATCGTTGATTGGATTCTAATTGGCTGGTCAACACGGATGATAACTGATGAGTGTATCAAACTTTGGGGAGTCGGAGAGAGAACCTGCTACAATTATATCAAGAAGGCGCTTGCTATGCTTGAAGATAAAGAAGAGCCTGGCCTGAAGATCAAACAGAGGGTCCATACAGAGCGAAGGTTGAAGTTGCTCAGAGATCTCAAAGATAAAGATACTCCATCAGGTGCCAGAACAGCGCTCAGGATCCTTGACAGCATCGCAAAGATTGACGGTTCCTTGATTGAAAAGGTCGATGTGACATCTGCAGGTGAGCAGATCACCGGAACAGTGGTAGTACTTCCCGAAAATGGCAGAGAGAGTCAATGAGATAAAGCCACAGCCTGGCTTTCAAACTGAATTCCTTTCTTCACGTGCTGATATAGTCATTGGGGGTGGAGCTGCAGGTGCCGGGAAAACATTTGCAGAGTTACTGGAACCACTCAGGAACTACCGGGTTAAAAACTTCGGTGCCATATTCTTCAGAAGAACAGTCCCTCAGATCAAATCAATCGGGGGACTTCTCGACGAATCAAAAAACATTTATTACAAATTCGGCGCAAAGCTTAATCAATCCAACCTGAGTTGGGAGTTCCCATCTGGTGCATTGGTGAAATTCCGGAGCCTTGAGCACGAAAAGAATATTTATGATCACCAGGGTGCCCAATACCCGCTGATTATTTTTGACGAGCTAACTCACTTCACTAAAAAGCAGTTTCTGTATCTGTTATCCAGGAACCGGTCTACCTGCGGAGTTCCGCCTTATGTACGGGCTACTTGTAACCCCGATCCGGATAGCTGGGTTGCGGAATTGATAAAGTGGTGGATCGACCAGGAGAGTGGATTTCCAATACCGGAACGTGCCGGTAAGATCAGGTATTTTGTCGCTGAAAAAGATAATTACATCTGGGGCGATACCAGAGAGGAAGTAATTGAAAAAGCCCCATACCTTTTTGATAGTCCGGCGTTTGATGATATTGACAAAAGCCGCCTGGTAAAATCACTCACATTCATACCCGGATCAATCTATGGCAACAAAATGCTGCTTGAAAAGGATCCTGGATACCTCGCCAACTTGCTTTCTCAGGACGAAAGTGAGCGGGCCAGACTCTTGGAGGGAAACTGGAAAGTAAGCATGGATGGAAGTGCCTTGTTTGAATTCTCTGCTACATTCAACATTTTCTCAAACTTTGTTGAAAAGAGTGATACCAGGGTTATAACATGTGATGCCGCAAGGTTCGGGGCGAACCTTGCAATAATCATGGTTTGGAAAGGATGGGAAGTTGTTGCTATGCATATATTCACTACTTCAGCACTGGATAAGCTCAGAGATACCATTGAATTTGAACGCGAACGATGGAAAGTACCTAGCTCGGGTGTTCTGGTCGATCAGGATGGACTTGGAGGTGGATTAGTTGACTTTGGTGGATATGTAGGCTTCTCAGGAGGGGAAACGGCCATGGATGATCCGAAAACAGGGATCAAGGAAAACTTCTACAACAAAAAGACTCAGTTGTTTTACCGGCTGGCAGAAAAGGTGAATGCCTGCAGGATACTGATCAAGCTGGAAAGAGATAACTGCTTTGTTGATGGAGTGAACACAACCAAAGTGAAGGTGAAGGGCACAACCTATGAGATTTCAGACCTGATCAGAAAACACCTAAGGTGCATAAAGAAAAAGATCACTGACGGTGATGGCAAGCTACGAATTAACAGCAAAGAAGAACAGAAAGCTATCCTTGGCGCTGATGAAAGCCCTGATTTTGCGGACACTTTGATGATGAGAATGCAATTTGAATACAATCCTGTAACTACCAACAAGGATCTGTCAGGATTATTTTTTTAACACTAATTTGTCTATCAGACAATTTTGAATGTAAATTTGTCCAAACATTTGAGCGATGACAATCCAGGAAATTCTTTCAAAACCTTCTACAAGCGAAATCATTGACGGTCTTAAAAAGCGAATCACACCACTTCCCGATATAAGTGTGAGTGAAAAGAACTGGAATATTAAATCGCACGATATCAACAATCCCGCGTTACGGGCTGATAAAATTGTAAAAATAGCAAGTGATGAAGGTAAAGTTACAGGTACACGAATTGAGAAAGTTGCCCGTATAGCTTTATCCCTTCAAAAGCTTATTGTCGGACGGGCTGCTGCATTTGCATTTGGCAATGCTCCTGACATAACGACAGAATCTCAAAATAGTGATGAAATAAATGTCTTTAATGCCTGCCTAAAGATACTTTCGGATATAAAATCTGTAAGTCACAACAAGAGTCTGGCTAAAGCAATGATGAAGTACACCGAAGCGGCTGAATATTGGTTTCCAAGACCTGAAGCACACAACAAATACGGTTTTGATTCAAAGTTTAAAATTAAAGTAAGAATATTCAGTGCCGAAAATGGGGATGTCCTTTACCCTCTTTTTGATGAGTACGGTGACCTCATTGCCTTTTCCAGGGAATTTGTTATAAAAGAGAATAATATCGAAACTGTTTATTTCGAGACTTATACCAAAGATGATATCATCAAATGGAAGAAAGAAAACTCGAAATGGGTTGAAACGAGCAGAGTTCAGAATACCCTGGGCAAAATACCTATCGTTTACATTCGGCAGCAGGAAACAGAATGGGCTGATGTTCAGAATTTGATTGATGAACTTGAAAAGCTTTTGAGCCGGTTTAGCGACACAGTTGCGTATCACGGAAGTCCAAAGATTTTCACTACCGGCGACATTAAGGGGTTTGCAAAGAAAGGCGAAGAGGGGGCGATCATTGAGGGTGGAAAAGATGCAACTGCGGCATACCTTGCATGGCCGTTTGCGCCCGATGCTGTGAAACTCGAAATTGATACATTGCTTCGATTGATCTATACACTCACTCAAACTCCTGATATATCATTTGACAGCCTGAAGGGTTTAGGACAGATAGCTTACAACACTTTGAAACTTATGTTCCTTGATGCGCACCTAAAGGTCGAAGATAAAAAGGAGATTTATATCGACATGCTGCAGAGAAGGATGAATATCATCAAGGCTTATGTAGGCAAGATCAACACCAAATATGCTGTTGCTGCTGATAACCTCGAAATTTCAGTAGAGTTATCCCCATACATGCCGGGCGACCTTGCCTCGGATATCCAAAACTTAACAAATGCCACCGGCGGAAAAGCTATACTTTCACAAAAGACAGCAGTTGCAAAGAGTGGGTTGGTGAAAGATGCCGAAAAGGAATACAAGCAGATTCAGGAAGAGGATTCAGCAAGCAATGTTAAGGATATATTTAATCCGACAGCATAGCTTCCAACACCTTCTGTATTAACTTTGCAGTACCAACCACACCACAATGAGAAAGTACAGAGAATTCACCGCCGATTATCCTACTGAATGTGATCCAATTTCGGGCAATTCAGAATTTGAATCAGTTCTCACTACAATCGACCTTTACTCTATCGTTTCTTTCAATCCCGGATCCTTCGGCAATCAAACCACTATCAGAATGTCAGACGGATGTATATTTGACATCAGAATTGCATACAAAGACTTCAAAAAAATAATGAAGGCCGAAGTACCCGAATTATTCCACAGCGCGAATTAATGAAAAACCCGGATGCAGCACATTTCACCAGGATTGAACAATATGCAGGTAGTATTTACCAGCTATACCTGAAAACGCTCAGAGACATTACAAGGTTGCTGCACTCACTGCCTATCGACACATCAAAAACTTTCAACTTCAACGATTACCCTACCGTTAAGCATAGGGTTGATTCTTACATTTTTGAACTGACAAAAAAGGTAAAGGCAATCACCGAAAATGCAATATCTGCGGAATGGCTTCAGGCGAATATAAAGAATGATGAGAACATCCAAAACATACTGAAAGGATCCAGTCTGAGTGATGCACAAAAGAAGGTTTACTTTTCCCGGAACCAGGATGGATTAAAAGCATTCATTCAGCGCAAAGAAGACGGGCTCAGCCTGTCGGATCGCGTATGGCTTTACACGAACCAGTACAAGAACGAAATTGAAATGGCCGTGGATGTTGCTATTTCGCAAAAGGTAAGTGCTCAGAATCTTTCACAAACTGTCAGGCAATACCTTCAGCAGCCTGAAACATTGTTTCGCAGAGTACGTGACAAAAACGGGGTTTTGCAGCTAAGCAAGAAGGCTGCAGATTATCATCCTGGCCGTGGTGTGTACCGGTCAAGTTATAAGAACGCCATGAGGCTGGCACGCACAGAAATCAATATGGCATACCGCACAGCTGATCATGAAAGGATGAACCAATTACCTTTCATCACAGGCTTTGAGGTTGTGTTAAGCAACAATCACCCGGTGAAGGATATTTGCGATCACCTGAAGGGTAAATATCCTAAAGAGTTCAAATTTGTAGGATGGCACCCGAATTGCAGATGTTCCCTAATAAGTAAAATGGTTTCAGACGAAGAGTATAATAAAATCGAAGATAAGTTATTAAATGGTGAAGATGTTTCAAATTATCAGCCTTCAACTGCCATAAAGGAAGTGCCCAAAGGATTTTCAAACTGGACTGCTGACAACAAAGACCGGGTGAAAGGTTGGAGTTCGGTACCGTATTTTATGCGGGACAATCCGGAGTTTGTGAAGGGTGTCAAGGCTATAAAAACACCTGTTGAAATTGACATACCAAAAAGCTCTGGCTTGTCTGTCCGTGAAAAAATAGAAGCCGAAGAGTTTAAAATCAGAAGAAACAAATCCTTTGAGACTGCAAAATTGTTTAACAGTAATGGCGAAACAATATTTGTTAAAAAGGGAGGCTCTCATTCGGTTGGGTTTACAGCCAATGAATTATCACTTTTTAAGGATCAAATTTTTACACATAATCACCCATCCGGGGCAAAGCACCCTGTTGGTGACATGCGAAGGATAGGGAATTCATTCAGTATTAATGACATTGTAACAGCAATAAAAACAGATCTTTCTGAAATGCGAGCTGTCACTCCTGAATTCACGTTTATCATGAAGCGGCCAGCTGCGGGATGGGGAAAATTAGAAGACTTAAAAAGCGCTTATATAAAAGCCGATAGGGAGGTTTCTATTGAAAATATGATTGATATAAATCGGGGAATCACCACGGTTAAAAAAGCATCAACAGTACACTATCATGCTATTTGGAAAAAAGTTTCGAAAGAACTGGGATATGACTACTCCAAACAAAGAATTAAATAGCAGGCTCAAATACAATTGTGTTGCCCTGGTTTGGAAGCGGGACAAGGTGTTTGTTTTCTCCAGAAAGAATTTCGTATGGAATATCTTCAAAAGCCTTGCAGGACAAATCAATCCTGTTTAGGTGTTTGCAATTTGCACAACTGGAAACATACGGATTGTATATTTCGTGCCTGTCATCAATTTGATATATATCACTCATCTTACTGCGTTGTTTTAGTTAATTAAAAATCCATTTCACCAGCTCTATCAATCCAATTATCACCAGGATGATAAGCCCAAGGATCAGGTTTGCTTTGTGTCGCTGTTTGATTGTTTGCATGTTACTATCTGTTAGCCACAATTCTATTCTTCATCTATAACTACAACCTTATCGCGTGATAAAACTTCACCTCCGAGTTCCTCTATGAAATTTATTTCTTTAATGTATGCGCTATTTACAAGGCCGTAGGAAAAGTCTGTAACTCTTTCAGAAACGAACACATCCATGTTATCGGGAAATTCGTTTAATTTTTCTTTTAGTTGCTTAGCTGTCATGTTGTGATTGTTTGCATAAAAATCAACCTATAGGTTTATTCTCTGCTTTGCCCTCAGCACCTCTACCCTTTTAAGTGTGAATTTCTGATTTACAAATTTACCTGTTTTTTTGAAGGTTTCTTCATGCCGGTAAAAATCATGGAGTGTTATCCCCAACTGTTCGGGTGTTAAAAGGCGATACATGGCTACAAGAGAACCAAAATAAAACTGCTGGCCGGTCTTGAGCGTGACTTGAAGGATGTTGATTGTAGTGAGGTTCTCTGGGGTCATATCAAACTTGTATGTGATCTGTAATATCCGGAAAGTCCCAAAAGCTCAGTTTGCCTTTGGCCGGGATTGGATTATCAAATAGGATTGGATTGGCAAGTACCCAGTTGTAGATTATTTGCTCCGAAATTGGTTTCTTTTGCTCTTCAGCAAAATGTTGGTAAGATTTTTCAGCCCAAATGCTCGAATGATTAATCACACAGTCAACTATTTCGACTGAGCCGATAATTGCCGAATTTGGAAGTAAATTGCTTTCTACCAACATTCTTTGGCCGTAGCTGAGCTTTCTCCACTGCACGTATAAAGGATTTAGTTTAACGGGTTTTGCGCTGGCATGAATTAATACCCGCCCCCGGAATTTAGTTGGCCAGGTTCGGTTCTCGATGTCTTTCAATCCTGAGCATATAAGATATGCATATGGCTGTTTTATGGTGATTGTTTTCATAATTTCAGCATGTAAATTTTAAAATCAACATAACAACAAAGAATGCAATTGCAGCAGCCGTACTGGTTGCGATAACGGCACAGATGCCGGTGGGTTTAAAATTGGTTTGTGTTTTCATAATTGATTATTTAAAAATTTCTAACTGATCTCTCTTCCATTTTCGGCCATACTTCCGATTATTGACATGCTGGTGTATGTCAAGCTTTAAATGGCATCGCTGACAAAGTGCTGCAAGGTTGTTATCAGCACTATTATTGTGATCATGGTCCAGGTGTGCGACCGTAAGTACAATTTTGAAAAACTTAACCCCATCCAGCGCCATAGCATCAGCTTCATGTCCTTTCGGTGCAAGTAGCCAGGCTGAGCTGTTTTTATAAGGCCTGTATATCAAAGCATGGTTTGGAACATGGCACTCAACACAGCGGTTACGATCCCGCTCAAGGATTCGCGGCCGTATTTCTGTAAACCAGTTTTTGGGATATTCGGAATAATCAATCGGCATAACATTAATTTGTCTATTGGACAAATTTACAAACAATATTCACAAATAGTGTATAGGAATGTAAATATATTTCTTTTACCATCAATCAATTAACGTAAATATGTGGCGCACACATAAATAGAGTTATGTTTTTCGTATTGTCTATCAGACAAATTACACGCTAATTTTGTCACAACCAATACAAAATACACATGAAAGTTAAAATTTTAGCACAACTGAAAAAACAATTCCCAGGGGTGCCTAACAACTTACTCGACAGGGTTGCTTCGGTTCTCGAAAAAACTGTCACAAAAGAAGAAGACATCGAAACGGCGGTAAATGCTTCAGCCGGGTTGGTGCAGGAATTCAGCGCTTTCCATCAAAGTGAGGCAGACAGGCGGGTAACCGAAGCTGTTCTGAAACGCGAAGCTGAGTTAAAGGCAGAACTCGAAAAAAAAGGAACCCCCAAACCGGGGGAGCAAAAACCCGATGTTCCCGAATGGGCGCAAGCTCTCATTGATTCAAACAAAGCTCTTGCTGAGAAAGTAGCAAATTATGAAAGTGCCAACTCGCAAAAGACCCTTTCTGAAAAGCTTGTTGCAATGCTCAATGAAAAGAAGATACCTGCAACATTTTTCGTAAACTCTATCGAGGGAAAAACATTTAAAGATGAGGCAGAAATGCTCTCATTCGCCGCTAAAATCGAAACCAACTTTAATGAGTTCAATCAGGAACTAATTGAAAAGGGGTTGATGCAGGTAAGCACACCTATACTTGGCGGCCAAAATAAAGACGGACTTTCAACTCCGGTTCAGTCCTTTGTTGAGTCAAAGAAAGCTGAAGCAGAGGGGAAAGCATCACCAACAAGCTCACTTGGGGGTAAGCAATTGTAATTCTCACATTCATTAACCAACTCATTCAAAAAAATGCAAAACTCACAAACCTCAGACACTCGCGGATTAGTGGTTTTCGTAAAGAAAATCGAAGATATCCCCGGTGGAGTTACACTGGCTGCTGCTGATGTAACACAGGCGATTGTGGCTGCTGGCACCCCCGTTGGAAAGGATGCAAATGGTTTGTTTCATGTAGTCAAAACCGCTAAGGCTCAGGCTAATGCTGCAAACAATGCAACCGCTTACAAAGTGCTGAAAGGTCACAATTTCAAAGTTGGGAATTTCCTGACTACAGGATTGCTGAAAATAGCTTATGCCATTACAGCAATTGACACTTCAAACGCTGATTACGACACGCTCACCGTTGGGACTACCCTGGGAGTAGCTGTAGCAGCCGGTGATGTATTGATCGAAGCCGCTGCTGAAGCAACCGGCAACACTTCCGCATGGAAGGTAACCCCTTACGGTCTGACCGGATCCGGTCTTGATATCGTTTCAGGAAACAACCACCTGGTTGATGTAATTGTACGCGGAAGTGTTCGCGAAAGCGCTATCGTTCCGATTCATGCAGACATCAAGACTGTTCTCACTCACATTCGTTTCGTTTAATCCTTAAAAGAAAGAAAAAATGAAAAGCTTAATGGTACATCTTTCCGACAAGGAAATAATTGCTTTGGTTCAGACCTTGAATTTCAATCAATACCTGTGGCCTACATTGTGCCCTCTGAAATTCACCCCTCACCTCACATGGAGAGCATTGCAGGCAGAAATCGGGGTACCGGTAGCTGCTGATGTTGTTTCGTACAACGCAACTGCACCGCGTAAAACCCGCAGGGTTGTTTCAAAAGCAACCGGAGATATTCCTAAAATCAGCATCGCCCGTGAAAAAACCGAAAACGAATTGAATGAGTATAACAGCTTGCTGCAGTATGCTCAGACAACCGAAGGCGGCCAGGCTCTGATTGACTATGTGTATGATGACCTGAAATTCGTATGGGACGGTGTTTCCGCACGTTTGGAATGGCTCATGCTTCGCGGATTATCAACCGGTAAAGTTTCCCTGGATGCTGCAAACAATAACGGTATCGTCACAGAAACCGCTGTTGACTTCCTGATTCCTTCAGCTCAGAAAGCTGGCGTTTCAGTTGTATGGAGCCTGGCAAACAAAGCAACCGCACTGCCTATTTCAAACATCAAAGCTGCTGTTGCAGCAATGAAGAAAAAAGGCAAGAAAGTAAATTACATGCTGATGGATCAGACCACATTCGACATCCTTGCCGTTTGTGACGAGACTGTGAAGTTTGCAAGCTCATGGGTACTTTCGGCTACCAGCCTGACACAAACCCCCAGCCTTGCATCTGTAAATGCAGCTTTATCCGGAGCCGGTCTGCCTATGATCAAGATCGTGGACACCTACGTTACAATCGAGAAAAATGACGGAACACAAACCGTTGTATCTCCTTTCGAAACCGGTGCAGTATGTTTCCTTCCTTCGCTGACCCCTGGCCGTACTTACAACGCTCCTCTTGCTGATGAGAACATCAACTCAAGCCAGGCGTTCAGAGTAAAACAGGGCCCAGTGCTTATCAAAAAGTATGCAGTTGAAGAGCCGCTGACAGAGGTTACCATTGGCATGGCCAATGCATTCCCTGTTATCAGCGAAGCTATGAACATGTATCTTCTTGACACTCTTCACGGCACATTCACATTCTAACATTGAGGGGCCGGGCAACCGGCCCTACAATAACTCTCCAGTCACATGACAAACTACGAAGCGGTAAAAGCACAAATTGCGCCTTTCACAGCGGACAAGCTGACAATCGAAAAGGAAATGATTGATGCAGGGATTAATTCTGCTGATAGTTATTCCGCTTCTGGAAAAACAGCCATTGCCCAGATTTCTGTGAATGTACTTAACGGCTTTCTTGCACTTGCTTCTGAGAGTGAGGGGGGGTTTTCGCGGTCTTTTGATAAAGAAGGATTACGATCAAAGATTGACAGCATTTCAAGGGCAAACAATCTTTCTGTAAGTGATGTATCCAATATAATTCGTGATAAATCAGACATGTGGTGATGAGCAGGTACCCGCACACTTTATATGTTGCTGAGAACTCAACTGATACCGTTCAGAATCAGGATGGTAACTGGGAGCCAACAGCCGCGCCATATGCCGTTGTGTCGGAGTGCCGCGAGGAACCAAATGGATCGGGAAGGATGGTAATACTTGCAGACGGTAAAGCTTTTCAGTACTCCTCAATCATTTACTTGCCTGACTTCGATTCCGATTTGAATTCGGAGTTTACAGTAAAGGTTGTAGATGAAACTGGTAATACCAGGATTGAAGGTAAAGTTGCAAGGGTTGTGAAAGACCGTAAAAATTGCAGGATATGGGTATAAAGGCAAATTTCACATCAGTTGATGTTGCCAACATGTTAAAGGCAAGGTCAAAAAGCATTGAGCAGGCTATCCTTATGAGGCTCACAATGCTGGGGGAAAGATGTGTAAATACAGCCCGTTCCAGTTCAGATTATACGGACCGTACCGGGAACCTTCGCAGCTCAATCGGATATGTAGTGATGGCAAATGGGAAGCAGGTGAAAGGCAATTTCCTATCCTCCATTAAAGGAGAAGAAGGTGAACATGCAGCAAGGTCATTGGCAGAATTGATCTCAAGTCGTTTTGCAACCGGTTATGCTCTTATTGTTGTTGCAGGGATGGATTACGCTTATTATGTTGAATCGACTGGCCGCGATGTGCTGTCAAGCGCTGAACACTATGCAGAAACACACCTTCCAACTATGTTACGACAGCTCACTAAAAAACTCAAATCATGATTACCACTTTGGAAATACTCGATCTGATTTACGGTGAACTGAAAGGATCAGAACTGGACATTGCTGCAAACGGAGGTCTTTACAAAATGCAAAGTCCATTTGATTCTAACAAGGAAGACATTGTAATTAATTGCCTGCCTGTTACGAATGAGCAAATTCAAAAGGCTACTGTCAATGTGAATATCTATGTCCCTGACTTGAAGGTGCGAATCTCTGGCAAACAACAAACTGTTCCCGATATAGAAAGGCTACAGTTTCTGGCTGCAAAAGCAGTACAAAAGCTCGAATCGATCTACTATGCAGGATACAGCATTGAAGTTTCTCATCAGGGTTTACTCAAAGAAGAAGCTGTGAATCAGCATTTTGTTAACATCAGAATTGAATTCAGATTCATTAATCTCTAAATTTCAAAAAAATGGCATATACTTATGGATTAGCCGGAATATATATCGCCCCTATTGCTGGCGATGGTGGCCCTGGGACCGTGTTCACCCTGTTGGGTAAGACAAACCCTGGTACCACAAAGATCACTACCGACAAAGGAACCAAAACTGAGAAGTTCTGCGAAGAATCATCGGATCCTCTTGTTTCTATCCCGGGAAACCGGACCAAAACAATCGAGTTTCAACTCATAGTTGAGGGTGTTGCTACTTTAGAGTCTGTACTGGGCGGAAGTAGCGCTGCCGGAGTATGGTCAGAACCTGACGCAGTACCAGTGATTGAAAAAACGCTGAAAATGGCACCCCAGGCCGGTGGAACGATTATCTTCAACCGCGTGTCATTCGATTGCGCCCTGAACGCTACCCTTTCTAAAGAAGGCGATCTGTTCTATGTCGACTGCGTTGCAACGGTGCTTCAACCCACCAAGGTGGGAGTTAAAAAGATGACTTTCACGGAGTAAAATCTCAGGTTAAAACAGGGGGATTCAGTTCCCCCTTTACTTTTTTTACACGATATGAAAAACACCGAAGAAAAAGCAACTGACATACTTCAGAACAAGGGCATACAATTCACTGTTCCCCGAAAATCTATTTTCAGGCACTTGAAGAAAAACAGGGAGTTGACAATAAGACCCAGCTATTTGGGTACGCTTTACGAAATAAGCCGGCTTGCAATTAAATTAAATTTCGATGAAAAGCTTATCGAAAATGATCCATTTTATGAATCAAGGGTGCTGATAGAAAAGCACGTAAAAAGCATGGCCTTGATTGTGGCCATTGCCGCTCTAAACTCTCAGTTCAAAATAAAGCTTTTCAAAGGAATTTTAAGCTGGTACCTGTATTGGCATCTCACGCCTGAAACGTTGTTTTCCCTTTCATTGCAGGTTGTTGAACTTAATAACCTTCAGGATTTTATGAGTTCTATCAGATCAATAAGGGGCTGGAGGATAACTCAGCCCAAAAGCGATCTGAGCCCGACAGGAAACGGGGGTTAAATAGCCCGTTTGGACTTGAGGCTTCCATATGCTCTCAGTTTCATTTAACACCTGAATATCTGCACTGGAATATCACATGGGTACGGATTCAATTGATGCTTGCAGATATGCCGTGGTACGACTATTCAGGTGAAGCAAAAAATACAGATAAAGAATCAAAGTCATTTGATGATTTTGAAAGACCGGAAGACCTCAGAAAGTATTTAGAATCAATGAACGAATAAGATGGATGAGATAAACGGAGCACTTGCATTTTCCAGCACCCTCGATAATAAAGATATTTTAAGGCGGATCGAAGAGATAAAGCAAAAAATTAAGGGCACTACCGAGTTTGCCGAATCAGAATCGGGAAGGATTGACGGCACTTTCAAATCTATTGCCGCTGGCATGGCCGGGGCGTTCACATTCGCCGCTGCTGCACAATTCAGGCAAAAGCTGATTGATGTGCGGGGGGAGTTTCAAAAGTTTGAAGCCATTCTTGCAAACAGCCTTGGTTCACAGCGCGAAGCTGCTGCAAGTATGGAAATGCTATCAGACGTTGCATCAAAAACACCCTTTCAGCTGGATCAGCTCACAGGCAGCTATGTAAAACTTGTGAATCAGGGATTCAAGCCTACGCGCGAAGAGCTTATCAAATTAGGTGATCTGGCAAGTTCTACAGGCAAAGGATTTGATCAGCTTGTCGAAGCCGTTCTGGATGCTCAAACCGGCCAGTTTGAAAGGCTAAAAGAGTTTGGAATCAAAGCCAGTGCATCAGGCGATCAAATTGCATTCTCATTTAAAGGCGTTACAACTACGGTTCAGAACTCGGGCGCCGCTATCCGGGATTACATGCTTTCATTAGGCGACATGCAGGGGGTAAAAGGATCCATGCAGGCTATCAGCAAAACCCTTGTAGGGCAAGTTTCCAACCTTGAAGATGCCATCACTGCAATGTTCAACAAGATCGGAAGCCAGTCTGAAGGATTCCTTTCGGGGTCTATTTCGGCAACTAAATACCTGGTTGATAATTATACCGAAATAGGAAAAGCTGTTGAAATGTTGGTTATCACATACGGGGCATACAAGGCAGCAGTTGTTACAACTACAGTAGTTGAGTCTGTAGCCATTTCGATGTCAAAAGGATGGACTGCATCCATGGCTCTTCAGTTTAAGTGGTTGCAAATTACAACAGCTGCTCAGAACCTGCTTAACAAAACCATGCTTGCAAATCCTTATGTTCTGGTAGCAACAGCGATTGCTGGGGTTGTAGCCTCATTGGTTATTTACGGGAATAAGCTTACTGCTGCCGAAAAGCTTGAGAAACAGCATTTAGAAATCAGACAACAATACACCGAAACATTAGACGAGGAAAAAGCCAAAACAGATGCGCTAATCTCTACTGTCAACAACGAATCGCTGTCTAAAAAAACAAGGCTCAAAGCACTGCAGGACTTAAAGCAGGAGGCAGACGGGTACCTGGATAATTTAACTATTGAGAATTCAAGAACCGCTGAAGGTGCCCGGCTGCTAAATGAATACAACAAAGCATTTGAGCGCAAAATATACTTGCAGGCGAATCAGGAAGAAAAGATCAAGCTCATCAAAGAAAAGAGGGAGCTTGAAAAGCAAAAGAACGAACTGCAGGATCAGATAGATGCGTTGGACAAACAGAAAAATAGCCCTCAGCTTACTCAGGGTAGCACTCTGGCGCCGGCATCATCATCAGATGTTGCTGATAATGCAAAGAGCCAGGCTCAGAATCAAAGAACAAAATTACTACAGCAGCAGACAGCAATTGCCTTACAATTATCAAAGCTTGATAAAGAGGAAGCTGACCTGCAGGCTAAGACAATCGAAACGACAAAAAAAGCTGTCAAAGGTTACGAATCAGTTGGGGATAAAATTGCCGAAATTGATATTAAATTAAAAGGGTTGCAAAAGCAGCGCAATGATTTGAATGCGAATGATGCAAATTCAATCAACGCTATAGACCGGCAAATTGATGCTCTAAACAAGCAAAAGCAAAAGCTAGAAAATTCTGGCAAGTCATCAAACGCAACCGAAAAGGAAGACTTCAGCAAGCTGCTCGAAGATAAAAAAAGCATGTATGAGAGATATTATCTCATGTTGCGCACGATGGGAAAGTCTACTGCTAATGCCGAATTCAAGACTCTGATCGATAACGGTAAAACTTTTGAAGACTATCTCAAATCCAGCATTGATAAAATAGAAAGCAAAAAGGATGCAATTTCAGCAAAAGATAAAACAAGGCTTTCGCTGCTAAAAACCTATTATGCTGAAGTTTTGTACGAAAAAAGCAAAGCCGAGATTGATTTTGTAAATCCTAAGCCTTCAAAAACAGTGAAATCAAACGAGGGTGTAAAGGGAATCATGAACTCCTTTGAAATGGCATCCAATCACGAAATGCAAGTGATAAGGCAAAACTCCGCTGATATTATTGAGATGGGCAGGAATGAGCTGAGAGCGTTTATGTCGAAGGTCAAAACTAAAATTGACCTGATGAAAGCTGAAGGTAAGAATGTAGAGGAGCTTGAGTCTATCTATGCTCGTGCTAGCGCATCGCTCAAAACGATTAATGACAGAAGCAGTCAGATGTGGGCCGACCCATCCGCCTCTTTTGTAAAGCTCACACAATCAGTTAAAGAATTTGATAACGCATCCACTTTAGCCGAGCAAAATTCAGCCGCAAAAGACCTACTTAGTAGTGCATCTTCAGCTGCCATTGAATTACAAAACGACCTGACTGGAGTTATTGATATCATGTATAAACTTGGTGCTTTAACAGGAGAACAGGCCGATAGTTCAGTACAAGCTCTTAATTCTATAATGGGCATATCTAAGGCGATGGTGGATGTGTCTTTAGGCATTATATCAGGCAACATTGACCAAGTGATTAAGGGGGCAATATCATACATTTCTAACGTGATAAGCTTACTAGATCGAAAGACTACAAAAATAGCTTCGCGACAGCGCGAGGTCACCAACGAAATCGACAAAATGTCGAAAGCATATCAGTCTCTTGGCTATTACATGAAATTTGCCCTAGGCACAGATGCTTATAAAACGCAGCTTGAGCAATACAAGATCAATGTTGCCGAAATGGCAAAATATGACGAATTGATCAATCTTGAAAGAAGCAAGAAGCGCAAAAAACAGAATCAGGATGACATTGATAGCTGGAATGATGCAAAACAGCAGCTCGTGCAGCAGAACCTTGACATCCAGCAGAACATTACAGATAGCCTTGCCCAAACAAACGCACGTGATTTGGCTGGCAGGCTTGCCGATTCAATAACCGAAGCCTTTTACAACGGTACCGATGCTGCACTTGCCTGGGGAGCCGTCACAGATCAAGTTTTGGCTAATGCTGTTAAAAATGCGCTGAAATTGCAGTTACTTGAAAAACCCATGGGCGAAGCTGTTGCAAAGTTGGCCGGGGACATGCAGGATGGCATACTTTCGGAAACCGAACAAAAGGATTTTCGCGCGAAGATAGACAAGGCTGCGCAAGACTTTAACCTTGCTCTTTCAACCTATAAGGATTTGTTTGATACAGCCTCTACCCCATCAGCAAAAACCGGGTCCGATTTAACCGGGGCAATAAAGGGGATTCAGGAAGAAACTGCTGGGCTGATTGCCGGCCAGATGAACGCAATGCGGATGAACCAGGCTGAGGCGCTTGACATTACCCGGAAAAGCCTGATGCACCTGGCGAATATCGATGCGAATACGTACAAGCTGCATGCAATTGAAAGTACGCTGGGGAAAATCGAAAGAAATACAACACCGAAAACTAACATTGGAACTATAGGAGGGTAAAATATGTCAGTCTCATTGCCGAACTCATTCGCAAATTACCCGCAGCCAATAAAATACTTTATTGATGGAATCAATATTTTCAGTCAATACGGGGTAGCTATATCTTCCAGCAGGGGAATAATAAGCGCCCCGGCAATTAAGCAACCTTTCGTGCAAAGTTGGGAATCAGCGCATGGGGAGGCAGTTGACACATCAAAGATATTTTATGAAGCAAAGGAATTCAGCCTTGATTGCTGGATGCTGGCAACATCAAACATTCAGTTGTCGGAAAAGCTCAACACCTTATTTCAGTTCTTGAGCCGTCCTGGTTTACGCAGGATAATGCTATTTCTGGATAACGATAAACCGCTTATCTATCAGGTGTATGTTAAAGGAGGGATTGAAGTTACAAAGAAATGGAAAGTCGATCAGCTTGTTCATGCTGATTTTACACTAACATTCAGAGAGCCAGAACCTCTTAAATTGGTGCTCAAAGGATTTGTTGAAGATTCTGCAACTGTGGGAATAACATTTTCCAGCACTAAACCAGTATCAATCAGATGGGGGTATGCTTACAGTAGTCTAAATGTAGTCAATGGAGCTTTTCCTGACCAGATAGATGTAATTGGTGATCAAAGCCTATTTGCTCAAACATGGATAACAGATGCATCGTATGTGTTCCCGGTAATAACGGGTGACATTGATTCAATTTCAGATTTACAACTGACAGGACTGACATTGTTATGGAACAAATTACTGTAATAAAACCAGATGCATCTACCTACACGGTAGGGTCTTCATTGCCGGCGGTGGTTATTCTTAAAGCAGAACAGAGCACAACTCTGATGGGGGAGGACAATGTAAGCCTTGATATTGAAAGCGCTATTAGCCTTTCATTTGAAATCGGAGACAGCATCATTGTTTACGGCAGGAAATATACTTTGTTTGAAATTCCTGAAGTAGAAAAGATCAGCGACAACAGGTTTAGATATAGCCTTCAATTCAAGGGTGCAATTCACGAACTGCAATTCAAACTTTTTAAGCTTGATGGCTCGACAGGATCATCTGGCATTGGCGATTTTTCATTGATGGGAAACCTTGACAGGTTTGCAGGGCTTGTTATTGATAACATGGATTCTGCAGCTTCGGCCTGGGTAAAAGGTAATATCATGGAAACAGGTGTAAAAAACCTTACTTTCTCAAATGAAAGCTGTCAAACTGTGATATCAAAATTGTGTGATGAGTTTTCAGTGGAGTTCAACATCCAGTATGTTGCCGGGCAATTTGTTTTAAACATGGATTCGAAAATTACCCGCGACCTTCCCGATACGCTCAAATATGGAAAAGGATCCGGGCTAACTTCGATCAAAAGAAAATACATCCCAGATGAAAATTTTGTAACTCTGCTTTACGGGTTTGGTAGTACAAGAAACCTGCCGGCGGGGTACCGCAATTACAGCACAAGGCTTAAAATGCCGGCAATACTCCCATCTGACTTTGAGCCGCCAACAGCACCTCAGAATCCGTCTATCAGCTATATCAGCGGGTCAACATTCAGACTATCGTGGGAGGCAAGCACCGACAATGTAGGAGTTGTTAGCTATCAGGTGTATAGTTCTAATAACGGTGCTGCATTTACCTTGCTTGATACCGTTGCCGGACTTTACAAGGATATTTATTACCCAAACGGAAGCCAGTTCAGATTCAAAGTTTATGCGCTGGATGCAGCAGGTAACAGAAGCCGTGCAAGCAATACTGTTTATCTATCATCCTCTTCAACGGACATTGATCCACCGATTCTCACATCGCTTACACAGTTGTTGCCGGGACTGCGTGTAAACTTCATCAAGCCAGTTAAGGACTATGATAACATCGAGATATACAGGCATACAGGTGATCTTGGGAGCGGGCAAGGCTATGATCTTATTGCAACGATTAACAACTCGGTCGATTATTACTCAGACACCGATGTAACTGTAGGAGAAAGATACTTTTACTATGCACGCAGCAAGCGATCAGGCTACTTGTATTCCGTATTTTCAAACAATTTAGATGCAACTGTAATAATCGACTGATATGACAACTTATAACTACAACGGTGACTTATCATTCCTGCAGAAAATTGCAGAAGCGGAATCTTACGGTACCCGGGAAGGTGTTAAGATATTTGAGGACATATATCCGACATGGTCCGGTGTAGCTTCCATCATTGGCGCTACTGATATTTTTACCTTTTTCGACAACTCTATCGAATTTGACATAAATGACCATTTGGTTGCCGGAACTACTCCGAAAATTCACTTTCAGACAGGTAACCTGGCCGGGTACGAATTCAACCTGAAAAGATTTGATGCGGGTAACGGAAAGTTTGTAATATCTCCGGCAATGAATAGTGATAATTTCGAGATACCAAATTCAAACAATGCTTTTAAAATTGCAGAGGGGGACACGTTTGTCATCCTTGATATTACATTACCGCAATCCTACATCGACTTTGCAGAGCGCAAATTGTTCCAAGCCGTAAAGGAGCAACTTGATAAGAACTGCCTGCCCACCATATTACTTGAAGCTGAATTAGACAGGATATATCTTAAAAACAATCCTGTTTCACGGGATATTATTTTTGAGGTTGGGGACACGCTGAAAATAGTTGATCAGGATTTAATCGGAGGCGAAATGGAACTTCGCATACTTGCAATAAAAAGAGATGTATTCAACCCTGAAAAGATCAGCCTTACATTTGCAAATAATTCCTTTAGCAGTGCAATCACAAATATTTCAAAACGATCAAGGCAATCTGCAGCTATTATTAACAATACTGTTTTCAGCGATCCGGCCGGGAGAAGGATAGCAAATCAAAAGC